TCTACATTAGAGAATTCGGTTGAATTCTTTAGGTTTCGATCTTCACTTTTTTGATCGTAGAAATACTGTTCAAATATTTCCATTTGAGCTTGATTAGCTAGTAGATTAAACTCTTGAGGCGTTATATAACCTCTCTGTTCTTTATTAGCTAGCGCTAAAACTCTTTGATATACTGTATCTACTAGTATCATATTTTTTTATTTTTTATAAGGAAATTTATTATTAAGCTGATCTTTTCTTTTACCACATCCACAATCTTTAACTCCTCTAAGCTTATTAACTTGATCAACAATATTTTTTATCCCTGTTGCTTTTGTAAATTTTTCTATTGAGTCTCCTAGACCCTTTGACTTTTCCTTCATAAAATTAAATTTTAATAAATGGTTGCCCCGAAGGACAACCATATTATTTTGTTACTGGTTTAATCTTTTCTCTATGTTAGAGTATATATCCATACCTTCATCAGTTTTAAACCAATGTGCTAATGCCGTGTAAGGATGTTCATCAAATGGTATAACCATTAATTTTCTTCCATTAGATCCCCATAAGAAGTTTCTTTGATCAGAAGATAATCTTAATATACCTTCTTCAACAGCCTTGATACCAAAGTTTCTTAGCATTACGTTCTCATCATCCGCTAACTCTAAGAAAAGTTTAGGGTTGTTTCTTGCAAATACTAGTAAATCTCTTTTAAGCTCTTTAGAACTCAACTCTGATACTTCAGATCCCTTCTCTACACGCATGATAGCTTCGGCCATGTCTATATCAATATTTCTAGCCGCTATTAAAGCATCAACTTGAATATTTAAAACGTCAATCTCTTCAGCTGCAATACCCTCTGGCTTATACTCTTCATACATAATATCTTTACTTGGGTGGTATAAAGAAAGTAGTTTTTGTAAAACTGTTTTTTCTTTTGGCACGTATAAAGTACCTGACCTAAACACTATGTGTTCTAATCTTTGATCACCTTTCATTTCGTCAACAAATGGTGTTCTTTGATTTTGACAGTACTTAAGTTCTCTTTCGTAACCTTTTTCTTCATCAAAGTAAAATATACCTGTAGATTTTATAGATCTAGATAAAGGTGTTTTACCGTTTTTCAAATAATACATTCTATCTTTAATCTCCCACTCGTTTGTAGGTTTTAATCTTTCTCTTGCTTTTGGTTCTTTAATTACAGGTTCTTCAAATGTTTCTTCAAAAAATTCTGTAACCGTTTCTTTCATTGTTTCGATTTGAGGTTCCACCTCAACCTTCTTTGTTTTTTTCTTTGCCATAATATAATATAATATAAATTAATAAAAATAAAAGGCCGAGGCCGAAGCCCCGGTCTTTAATATAAATAATGCCTATTTCATTAACATGAAATTGTTAGCACCTTGTGTAACTAAACATCTTTCTGATAACATGTGGATTTGCATTGCATCTAAAGCAGATGTAGCAGCTCCAACAGAACCAGTAACCCAAGTTTTCATTTTTCTATTGTCAGTTTGTGAAGCTCTGTATCTAACATGTAAAAATGGTCTCTTAAGGTTTTTACCTAATTGTTGGTCATAAACCGTAGAAGTTCCAGCAGGAACAATAATACCACGGATAGCAGCTGAACCAGCAGCAGAGTTAATACCACCTCTTGTAGCTTTGTCATTCAAGTATCTCATGTCAGACTTGTAGAAGTCATAAGAACCTCTTCTGAAACCAGAGAAACCTAAGTTTAAAGCCATATCTTCTTCGTTGTCGAATACTCCGTAAGAAGTACCTCCAGCTCCGTAAGAATTCATAGAAGCTAACATGTCATCCATTGCTAACGAAGTAGCTCTATTTACAAACATCATGTTTTCTTCAATAGCACCTTGAGAATCAAACTCAGCTAAAATAGCATCAAATTCAGCTAAATCAGTAGCAGCAGAAGTACCAGTGATACCAGAAGTAATATTACCTCTTGACTCAATAGCAGCGAATAAACCTTCAGTACCAGCACCGTTTAATCCAGCATCAGCAGCACCTCTAACTTGACTATCAGCACCAAAACCAATAACAGATGCAGCAGCAGTTTTCTCAGCTTCAAGCATAGTCATCTCTAAGTGATCGTTAAAACGAGCTCTTGTATCAGCTTCAGCTTTTAAGTACCATAAGTAACCAGCTTGACCATCTTCAGCAGCAACTTCAACCCAACCAACTCTAGAAACATCAGAACCTGATACTTCGTAGTAATCTTTCATAATGATTGGCTTGTTAGTAAACGTTTTGAAAGCAGGCTCGTTAGCTCCTCTTGAATCTGATTTATACGTACCAGTTTCATCAGCATAAGAAGATCCTTTACCAAACTCAGAACCTATAACTAATATAGTACAAGCAGCAGCAGATAAAGTTGATAAAGCAGCTGTAGCATAAGGCTCAACTGAAACAACGTTTGAGTTTGGAGTTTCAACAGCTAAAGCTTTAACTACAACACCAGCTTGTGCTATTAATAACATATCATTAACTCTAATACCGTGAACTCTACTAGCTGTAGCACCTACCGCAGTATCTCCATCGATATCTTTAAGAATTGTAATAGTACCATTTACATCTCCAGCTGGTTGAACTGTACCTGTATATGATAAGTGTAATCTTGATTGCTCAGACCAAACTACTTGGTCAGAAGTCATAGACTCTTCAGCTCCTACTTTTGAAAGAAATCCTGAAATAGTTCTCGGTCCGAAAACTTCAGCTTCTTGCTCCATAAGATCTGGTAAATATTGTTGTGCCCAGTCGTTACCTGCGCCTGTAAAATCTAGATAGTTTGTAGATAATGTTTGTTGCCTTGCAGCTGGAACACTATTTAAACTACCTCCTGCAGTAATTGCCATAATTTTAAATTTTTAATTTGTTATTTTTTGTTTTTAATTTTAAATTTGAAATCAGCAGAGTTATCACCTAAAGCTCTTACGGTTATACCACCAGCGCTTACAGTGCCGTGTGATTGTCTAGGACTCATATCTATGTTTTTAGCATTTTCAACACTATCTTTCATAGCATCAGCCTGGCCTTGTTCGTAAAAGTGTTTAGCGATAGCATCAGCATTCATTGCTGTATAAAGTGATTTATGATAACCTTGAGCATCTGACATTTCATTATTTTCATTCAAGAACTTCTTGATAAAATTATTAATATCTGCTTGGGTATCTTTAACCGCTTCAGCGTTGTTTACGTTGTATCTAAATTTCTTATCTCCGACTTCATATTCAAAACCTTTGAATTTGTCATTAAAAACCTGCTCGGTTTTATTTAAGAAAGTAGATTTTTGTTTTTCTGCTATCTCTTTGTTACTCGCTTCTTCCTTGTTGTATCTATTAAAAAAATCAATTGCTTTTTGTTGGTCTTCAGTTAATTTAGACCCAGCTTTAATTTCTTCATAGTATTTGGATTTACTCTCTTCCAATTGAGATTTAGCGTTTGCAACTTGCTCTTTTAACGCTAGTTTTTTTCTACGTATTTCTCTATCGTCGTCTATATCCTCGTCGAATGAGAATTGATCTTCCAAAAGGAAGTTAATTTCTTCCGCGTTTAAATGAGGTTTAGTTTGCCTGTAGTGCTCATACAGTATATCTTGGTTATCCATATCACTGTAATTTCTATTAAGCTTAACGTAATCATTTAAATCACCACCAGTTTCATCCATAAAGTTAACTAACTTTTGAATATTCTCTGGTAAAGGTTTACCAGTCTCCATAGATTCTTTTATAGCCTCAGCAGCTTCAACAGCTACTTCTTCAACTTGCTCTACAGTTTCGTTAGTTATTTCTTCTACAACCGGTGCGTCTTGTTTTTCCACCTCTTGTGTCTCAGCTTCGGGTTTAACTTCTTCAGCTGGTCTTTCTTCTGATGGATTATTTAAATCAACCTTTGTAACTGTTGGTTCAACAGTTTCGGCTGGTTTTTTCATTTTTGCCGCAACCTTAGTAACGTTACCTTTTGTTTCGTTACCATCTGGTTGTTTTACTTCTTTTTTCTTAATTTTAATTTTGCCAGTTTCGCCGTCAGCGATTGGCTCTTCTTTTTCTGCCATAATATAATATAATAATAGTTAATAATTTTTACTTAGGACCAAAAGACCCTAAACCGAATTCGCCACTCATTATATCATTACCTGAGGACTCAAACTTTTTAGGTGGTTTTTTATTTAATCTTTGGTCAATAAGCTCACTTTGTTGTGATGCTTGCATTCTTGTTCTATCGTCTTTACGATCTTCTTTTCTTGTATCTTTCATATCAATCTCTTCCATGTTCATTTTTTGAAGCTTCATATTAATTTCAAACTCCATTTGCATGAGTTCTTTTTTAATAGCGGCTTCTTCCTGCATTTGTTGAGATTTCATTTGTCCTTTCACTTTTTCTAATTCAACGTTAAGTTGATGTGCTGCTTGAGCTTTTTGAGTTTCAGCTTCTGCTGCTGCTTTTGAAGCCTCTGCTTGAGACTTACCTTGGGCTTCTGTCATTTCAAGCTCTTGCTTTTGCTTTAACTCTGCTTTTTTCTTTCTAGTAATTTTAAGCATTTGATTAGCTAGCTTAATATTTCTAATGTTTCTTAAATCAATAGCATCTTCTAAATCTATTGATCCTTGCTGTATAGATGTTTGTATGTTGTTTTCTAACAGTTGTTTCTCTTCATCATCTGGTGCTAACTCTAAAAATATACCAAAATCGTACAAGTGTAAGTCTGACATTTCTTTTAACGTAGCAACGTTATGTGTACCTATAGCTTGAATAAAAGCATCTTTTGTTGGCGAGTATTCTAATATGTCAGATATTCTTAAAGATAATGATTCAGCGACTTCTGCTGTTAAAAACATACCGCTTTGTAATATGTGTCTTGTAGCTACGTTTGAATTTGCTGCAGCCATTTTTTGTATACCAACTAATGATCTAGCGTCTGGAGTAGAAGTATCTCTAGCTTCGTTTAAACCAGTTGTATCTCTAATCATTTGCAGGTAATAGTTATAAGTACTAATTAATCCTGCCATTTTATTAGCTGCGGCACTACTATTAGATATTTCTTGTATAGGCGTTTTACCCATGTTTTGATCACCATCTTGGGTTAGTGATCTACCAATAACAGAACCTGTTTGGAAGTACATGTTTAATGCTTCCTGTGGATTATAGTTAGTACCATTACCTAAATCTATCTCAGCTAGACCATCAGCATCTAAATAAACACCATCAGGTACCATTCTAGATAATACTTGTTGAAGTTTTAAATGAGTTAACTGTATCATATCAGCAAAACCAGTTATTCTACTTACAAGTGATTCTATTCGTCCTTCATACATTCTAGGCGCTACTATTGCATAGTTCATTTTAACCTTAGTATAATCACTTTTAGGGCGCATCATATTTCTTGCTATTTCCCATTTAAGTAATTTATCAGTTCCAAGAATTAACGCTCCTTCATATAAACACTCGATAGATCTTTGTAATTTAGAGAACTTAAAATCTACATCTTCTGGTGGGTTAAAACTATCGTCTTTCTTTATTATTTTAGCAGAGCCACTAGCTGTTTCTTTAACTTTATAAACCTCGTTCATATAAGTTTTGTAGTTAAAGTATAGTACTTGAATTTTGTTATTATCGTTATCACGGTTTCTACGGCCCATATTTCTGTAACTACTATTCTTTTTACATATTTCTTCTAAGTCTTCGTGCTCTAAATGTGGAAATTCTTTAACTAATTCGTTTATTGGTATTTCTTTTACTTCACCAACGTAATATATATCTTCAAAATATGGTGATTCTGTATGTGAATAAACTAAATTAGCTGGATCAACATAATCTATAACCACGCCTTCAGACGTATTAAAAGATGTTTTAACAGCCCCAATACCTAGTATTGTTAAATCTTGATAAAATCTTCTTTTTGTTAAATCGTAATTATTACCTTTAAACAAAACACTCAACGCAGCTTCTTCAGCTAACTCAACAGCTTGCTTATAGTTTAACTGCATGTGTAACTGTAACTCTTCTTCTGAATCCGGTAACTCTTCTTTAGGTGTTTTAGATAAATCTATGTTTAAACCTTCTTTAGTCGCAGCGTCAAAATCCCTCATTGTCATATCTTCAATTAGCTGCTCCATATACTCAGTACGCTTGCTAACACCTGCCTGATCTTGAGAATATGCTTTTATATCATATAGTTTTTCTGCTATTCCATTAACAACTATGTCAACAAACTTAGGTATAATTGGTACTGGTTTCCAGTCTAAGTTTAGGTATGATAAATCACCGTTTATAGATAACTCATCTTTATATTTTTGGATGGACTGCTCGCCTCTAGCATATAATCTTAAGTTGTGAAAATTGTTTAATCCTTTGTTATACCTGCTACCATTGGAACTGTTATCAAACCACTCTCGTTCAATAGCACGAGCAACTTTTAAACCGTATTCATAACTAATTTTTTCAGCATCACCAACTACTTGGCTAGGAAAGAAATTATTTGTAGTTCGTCTATTCATCTTATTTTTTAATTATTTTAGACATACCCCCAGTATTTGAATATTTTGAAATATGTATACTTAACGGCTGTTTTTCTATCTTTGCATTTGGCGCGTATAAATGCCTATTGTTAGCCATAATAGCTAAACCAGAACTTATTGACGCATCATGCTTTGTTCTTTTGTTTATATCAAATTTACTCCAATCATTTAATAATTCATTGAAGTACAAATCACCGTGACTACCATCTTGCTTTATACCAACGTGATCTTGTATGTACATCTCGATAGCCGCCGCGTGTGCTTGTTTTATATCTTCACTTGAGTTAGGTATACCACCTATTTCTTTTTCTGCAACAGATAGTTTATTCCATATCTTATCAGGTCTATTCATACTAAAACCTCTATATCCTCTACGTCTTAAATAATACAAGAGACGAGGTTTATTGTTCTCCGCAAGTATAGGCATCCCGTAAAATATTAATGCCATTAGAACGTCCTCAAAGAACATCTCAGCAGTTGGTGGTCTTGATAAGTATTCTAAAAAGAAACTGTTAGCCGGAGCGTCTTCCATACTAAACCTAGTTAAACCATGTAAAGCTCCTTTAGATCCTTGTCCATCTACTGTACCTGATATATCGTAGCTATCACAACCAAAAGCCCCCATGTGTTCGTTGCCTGGATATTTAACACCGTTTTTAAGTATTATTCTATTTTGCAGCTGTTGAGGTGGCACCCAACTAACTTTAAATCTACCTTTTGGGTCTGGATAAAATATTACTTGTGAA